TACAACCTAAGCCTATGAAATTCTCTCCATTGAGTATAATATCTGCAGCCCACCCCGTCTTTTTTGAACCATTCGTACTGAATGGCTTGACCAACTTGCAAGCCATAAGAGTCAGAAGCTTTTTCTGCATCTGTAGCCATTTGAGTAGGAAATACTGAAGATGTTATATCTATTGTTAAATTTTTCATCGTATTAATTCACTTAAGTTGCCGTCTTGTTTATACCTAGCAAAGCTAACACTAATTTTTGACTCTTTTTTTTCAGGAACGTACATATGCTTCTGATTTGCCATGATTGCCAACCCCGAACTTATCGAGGCATCAAACTTCGTTCTATCGTTAATGTCGAACTTTGCCCAATTCTCTAACGTCCTTGTAAAAGGCATTGTTCCCATCATGTCAGATTCCCTATACTTAGCCTCCATGTCAAAGCCAACGTACTGCTCAACATAGCTCTCAATAGCAGCAGCATGCGACTGCTTTACGTCTTCTGATGAGTTTGGTATGCCCCCAAGTTCTTTCTCTGTTTTTGACAGCTTTGAAAATTGCTTATCGGGTCTGTTCAATGAGAATCCACGGTACCCTCTGTTCTTAAAATGGTATAGCAACCTTGACCTGTTGTTCTCAATCAGTATTGGCATCCCAAAAAATACACACGCCATAAGCACTTCCTCAAAAAATATCTCTGCTGTTTGTGGTCTAGCAACATACTCTAAGAAGAACTCATTAATAGGTGCTTCATCCATGTGAAATTTTGTAAGCCCATGGAGCGCACCGTTTGAGCCTCGACCATCGACCACTGCAGATATATCGTATGGGTCACAGCCAAATGAGCCTAGGTGCTCATTGCCCGGGTACTTTATACCTCCCCTTGTGTGAATGTTATTCTGCATGTGCTTCGGAGGAAACCAACTAACAAAGAACCTTCCACTTTTATTTGGAGACCAAACTACAGAGGTGTCTTTTACACCATCCTTCCATTGGAAGGACCCCTGCACAATAAAGTGCTCCTTAATCATGCTGTCATTGTAGTCAATCTGCTGATATATCTTGGTAAGGTTGAATAGCGCTTGTTTGCTTTCGTCCCTAAATGCATGCGACTCTGTTCTTGGAAACTGACGATAAAATTCATTCAATGCATCTGCATCACTTTTTAAGGAGTCAACCTCCGCCTCCCAATAGTCAATTGCACCATTTGACACCCAACCGTTGTCTATCCCACGTATCTTTTCTTTCTGCTTCCTAGTCACCGGTATACCGTACCTATCGATAAATCCCTCCATGTTCCACTCCATGGGAATAAATAAGGAATACAGTCCACTTTTCGTCTGACCGTTTGCATTCCTTCTAGACACAAGAGAGTCCTCGTAAATATCCTTGAAATTTTGACCGCCTTTAGATAAGGCATTTGACGTAGAGCCCATCATACACTTTCCTATAATCCTGCTACCCAAGCGCAAACAAGTCTTCGTAACCCTCCAATTCTCCTTGATGTTTACCGGCTTGGTCCACTTTCCACTCTCGTCATGCGCTAGGAACAACAGCTTTTCTCCATCATAGGAGTTATCGTCTGTATTCTTCCAATCTATAGTTGTATCTAGACCATCTATCTCATCGGTCTGTATGTCGTACATGTTCTTCTTGGTAATCTTGGATGCCGGCAGACGGAACGCTAACTCTGTCTTCGGCTTATCCATACCATCCATAACAGGCTTAAAAAAGAAAGGCAGACGACTATTAATTGGAACAACCTTGTCTGTAAACATTTTTTTTGCATCAGGACCGGTCTTTGAGAGTATGCCAATCCTAGCATCCCTAGCAAGGGTGCCTATATTAACGCACTCAGAAGAAGCCATAAACGAAAAGCCCGAGCGCCTTATCTTAAGGTATATTAGCCCAAAGCACCTGTAGTCAGCCCTGCACGCTTCCCAAAAGATATAAAAGATTCTATTTGCCTCACGGAAGTCAGGATAGCCAATATCTATACTTGACCACTGCAGGTACATCCAATGGGACCCGGTGATGTAGGTAGGTACTCCATTGTTCATAAACCAAACCCCATGTTCTCTGTTCTCGAACTGCTGTTCTATATAATCAATCCAACGATCTTTAAACTGAGATGGCATTTCGTTCCAATGAAATATAGACTGAATCCTTGCTAAATCTTTGCTCAGCTCTTCTCTTTCCCAATATTGCTCAGCCTTGGAGGCGTGTCTTTGAGGGCACTTTTCGGGAGTAGCAGGCAAAGCAATCACCACACCCGATATGGTTACTATCTTGCCTATTTGCCCGGTCTTTGAGATAACAACCATGTCATACTTTTCGTCATAGCCATATTCCCAAGACTTGCTCTTATTCTTTCTAGACAAGGCAGCTTGTGGTATATAGTCTACTAACTCTCGGTATAAGTCGCTATCTAGACCTTCTTTCCGCAAACCCTTGCTTTGAGTCTGTTTTGCTTTCTCCTTTATCAATAGAATCTATATTTTCTCGTTCTTGTTCAATCCTGCTTAGGATTTCAAACGCATCAAAGATTGCCAACTTTTTTGTAGCTGCAGCATTCTTTAACTTGTCGGCAGACAGGTCTTCTTCGTCCTCACCATGCTTTAAAATTGACTCTTCGGCAACCTTAATCAGCTCGTCAACTGCACGATGACCTGCCGCTATTATTCTAAGCTTTGTCTCCTTGCTCATTATTTTTTTTTAAAAATATAACTTGAATAAGTCTCGCATCATCTTCTTCTCCAAAGTTTTCAAATATATTTCTCGAATGCAATAGATTAGACTCAAATGCAACTAAGCGATTAAATTTAGCATAAACCTTGCATACAGGAAGTTCTTCGTCATCGTATATTGTAGTTCCGTCTTCTTTAGGATGCGTTTCATTAAGGTAGAGTATGCAGGTTATATCTCCCATCATATCATCCTTATGTATAAAGTTTGGCTCAATCTGACCCAATGGAGACTTCCTTACAAAGTTATATCCGATAGAATATTCAGGGAACAATCTTAATATCAAATCAGCCGCCTCATCATTATCCCTTGGTTGTATATTTTTAAAAACCTTGTCCCCATCAGGAAAGTCTCCAAACTCCCCAACAAGAACATTGGCAGCATATTTACTAGGGTTTGACAATGCATCGTCTATTGTAAATAAAATCATAGCTTCATTGTTATTTGATGGTCGTATATTCTGTACAATTTTTGCTCATCAACCGTAAACTCATACTCACTGTCAGGTGAAAAACACACCGTATCACCACTGTTTATACCCTTGCTTATCAAGTACTCGTTTGGATATACCATGGTGCCCATCAACGGTTCCTCGGTAAAGGGCTTCTTTATGTAGCAGTCAATTGCAGGCAATGGCTTTACAAAACAATACCTGTCGTAAGCGTTCCATGTGGAACCCTTCTTGTATAAGAAGAACTGCTCCGTCTCTATAAAGAACAGGTCATCCTTAAAAAAACTCTTTCCGCTCCTTAAACGACCCTTTATGTCGTTGTAGAACTTGAACGCATTATGATGCACAAGCAGTATATCGCCCGGTGCAATTGGTCCTTTGTAACCCAAGGGGAGATTGATAACCTCAGCCTGCCTGTTTGAGAACTTGTGGTCCTCCTCAGAGGTACTTACTATTAGTTCTGTACCGGCTATGTCTTTTGTGTTATCGTACCTCTTTCCCTTCAATGGCTTTACTATGAAGTAGAATGGTGAACGCATCAGTAGTCTATATTAAATTCAATTGAAATTGGCATTGTGCTCAAAAACTCCTTCCACAGAAGAACCTCGCTCTTCCTGTTTATTATGTAAATCCCATATGAACTATTGTTGGGAATATGTTTTATTAAATGAATCTCATAATTATCGCCAAGAATCCGCTGCCCTACAATGTAATGCATCGCTCCTCCCTTGTAGTCCGGTCCTATCGATATTTTTCTGATGTCCATAATTAAAAAACAATTCTGATTTCTCCTGTCGATGTCCTATAAATATTGCCTGCTACAAGCCCTCCTGAAATAGCTGCTGCATTATTTGCGAACGATAACAATGAGTTTCCGTTTTTAAAGATAAACGTTTGTAGCTCCGTAACGGTAAAGTTCTTCGTAGCGTTATCAACCAAACCACCCGTCTCTGTACCTATCAGCTTATCGCTACCCGATATTGGACTCGGCGCATTTGTGTATGTGCTTATTTTTGACATTTCTTTATTTTTTAATAATTAAAACCCTATTTTCGACCTCAACAATCTAAATGCTACAATGGCACCTAGTATGCCCCACGTTATTAAGCACCACTTTCGCCACTTGTTCTTTGCTTTACGCTCCTTTTCTGTCTCCAACTTTTGTTGCTCAGTGAGCTTCCTTTCTGCCACTATCATCGCTGCTGCCTT